TGAAAACATCCGGTAGATTCAAAGAGAACCCATTGTATAAAAAAAGCAGTTTTGCATCATACCTGGAAGGCGTTTACAACATCCGCGAAGGATCTTTCAACGAATCTGTCAGGGCGTTTTTGACTTTTCCGAAAGAATCGGTAAAATATGGCGTGGGCCTTGTTTCAAAAATTCACAGAAAATGCGGATCAAGCAAGGAAAAGCAAGTTTTAAAGGAAATAAAGGAAAAGGAAAAAAGCCTGAAAACTCCAATAAAACGAGGGCAGATTGCAAAGATAATAACCCAACACGCAAAACCGGCACCGCCTGCAAAACCGGCATATAAATCATTGTATGAAAATGAATTGAGAATGCACCAAGGTCTTAAAGAACGATATCGTGACGTATCAACGGAACTTGTGGCCGCAAAGGAACAGATTGAAAAACTCAAAAAAACCATTATCGGCTTGCGAGCTATTGCCGATGCTGTGAACGAGTACGACGGCATGAGAGAACCTGTTTGTGCATAAATTTTATTGCTAACGCCTTACTGAAACCTATTGCATTTTTGCGAGCCACAAACGAAATGAAACCTATCAGATAATTGCGAGCCATGCCCTGCGTGAAACCTATTTGCCCATTGCGAGCCAGTGTAAGCGTGAAGCCTATTACATAGTTGCGAATAACACCGGGGCCAGAAATGGCCCCAAACAAAAAAGGAGCTTGAAATGAAAACATGTGATATTTGTAAAAAGCAAGTTGATGAATTAGTTGATGCGCCAAGCCCGATCAGGCAAGCTGGTGTTAATGATTTGTGCGAAAAGTGCAGCACAGGTTTTTATGAATTTTGTGAAAAAACAAGAATAGAACTTGATGGACTTTACAAAAAAAAGCTTGATGGACTTTACAAAAAAAAGCTTGATGAATATTCGAAACAGCTCAACGTATAGATTTTATAAGCTTGACACCATACAACATCTTGTGTAAATGATGTATGGTATGGATAATTTTATAAAAAAAATAGATTTTTCCGATATCATGATATTGATAGGCTGCATCCTTATGGGGTGCGGCCTTTTTTTGTTAAAAAATCTTGGTGTATCATTGGTGGTAGTGGGTTTATTGTTGTTGAATACTGGTATTTTAAGATCAATTTTAGGGAAAGTGCCGAAAAAGGGTTAAACTATGGGCATTCTTAGCAAAATCTTGAGAAGCGGCATTGTAGGTAAAACCGCCGGTTTAGCCGGTGATAATGACTTCTGGTATGGCTTGACCGGTGGCCCTACTAAGGCCGGGGTGCCAGTAAACGAAAAAAATGCCCTAAAATATTTGACCGTTTTTGGCTGCGTATCTTTAATATCCGGCGATATCGCCAAGCTCCCGCTTAGTTTATATCAAAAAAATAAGGATGGTGGGAAATTAAGAGTTTTGACCCATCCTTTATCTGATTTATTGCACACCGCACCAAATCCAAATACGACTTCATTCAGTTGGCGGGAAGCTTCCGAAAATCATTTGCTTTTATGGGGGAACACATATTCCAGGATAGTCAGAACACCCATGACCAAGCAAATAAATGGACTTGTTCAAGTTACCGATCCCAGCGGCATGCAGATCAAAAAATATAAAAATGGCACTTTTTATGAATGGCTGGAAAAAGGACAGAAAAGAAAAGTAGCCAAGAAAGATATGTTCCATATTCCGGGATTTGGTTTTGATGGAATTTTCGGTATGTCAATGATCAGCTTGGCGCGCGAAGCCATCGGCTTGGGTCTTGCTACTGAAAATTTTGGCAGTACTTTTTTCGGTAACGGAACCCATCCGTCCGGTGTAATGGAAATGGACGGAACCCTGGGGGACAATAAAGCCGATTTTATCAAAGCATTGAAAAATGGTTTTGCAGGACTTGGCAAAGCTCATAAAATAATGCTTCTCGAGAATGGCGCAAAATATAAACCTCTCACTGTACCGCCAAACGATGCCCAATTTTTAGAGACAAGAAATTTTCAGAAACTTGAGATTTGCGGCATGTATCACGTACCACCTCACAAAATAGCTATCCACGGCCACAACTCAGACAACAATTCCCTCGAAACTGAAAACGCGAATTATGTTGATTCTTGCCTGATGCACTGGATTGTTCGCTGGGAACAAAACATAGCCCTGCAGCTGCTCACAAAAGAGGAACGTCAAAAAGGGCTGTTCGTTGAATTTTTAGTCGACGGCCTACTCCGTGGCAATTCTCAAGCAAGGGCAGAATATTATAATAAAATTTTCCAGGTTGCCGGCATTAAACCAAACGAGATCCGGGCAAAAGAAAACATGAATCCGATAGAGGGCGGGGATGAATCTTTTGTTATGCTCAATATGATACCGTTGAGCATGGCCGGCCAGGTAGCTGAAGAAAATAATCAGGACCCCAAAAAAGAGGACAAGAATTTACGCCTCATCGAATACCGCACAAAAAATTCAATCATGCTCAGGGACCGGATTGCAAAACAATATTACCCGCTTTTCCAACGGGCCGCGCAGGATATAGTCAACAAGGAAGGTCTGGCCGTTAAAGGTCAAATAAATAAACAGCGAAAAAGCCGCGAAAATCGGGACATGCAAACGTGGCTTGATGATTTTTACCGTAAAATGCCAGCTGAAATTAAATCAAAAATAGGTCCGGTTATCAGGAGTTTTTCAGAGGCGATACAGGCTGCGGCGGCTGAGGAAATGGGTGTTGATGTCGGGGTCTCTGATGACCTGGAACGATTCATCGATGATTATTCGACCCGGTATTCAGAACGTCACACCGAAAGCTCACTTGGCCAATTAACGGCATTGCTTGAGGAAAATTTAGATGCTCTTGAGGAACGGGTGGACGAGTGGAAGGATCGCCGGGCTGAAAAAATTGCAACAAATGAGACCGTCAGGGCTTCAAGCGCAGTTTATCAGGCCGTGGCGTTTGGTGCTGGACTATCCACGGTCTGGCGAATCAGGGGGCCAAAGACCTGCCCTTTTTGTACCAGTTTGAACGGCAAACGTGTTTCAAGCGGTCAATCTTTTGTGAATGATGGCGATGAACTTAATCCAGAAGGGGCAGAGGCGCCAATGAAAATCAGGGGCTTAAAGGCTCATCCGCCCTTGCATCAAAAATGTGACTGTTTCCTAAGTATTTAAAAAAGGTGATGATATGCCAGAAATAAAAAAAGAATTAAGGATTTTAAAAACCGCAGAATTGAGAGTCAAGAGAAACGGTGATGAACTGCCAAAAATTGAGGGTTACGCAGCCGTATTTGACAAAAATTCTGAAGACATGGGGTTTATCGAACGTATCGCGCCAGGGGCCTTTAAAAATTCCTTAAAAACGTCTGATGTCCGGGCGCTGTTTAACCATGACTCAAATATCATTCTTGGCCGGGAATCATCCGGCACCCTTGAGCTCAAAGAAGATAAAAAAGGGTTGTTTATGAGCGTAACCCCGCCGGACACCCAGCTTGTCAGGGATATGGTGCTATCACCTATTGAGCGCGGCGATGTAACCCAGCAGTCGTTTGGATTTACTGTTCAATCCGACGATTGGGATTATAGAGATAATGAGCCGTCAATAAGAACGATTACAGAAATAAAAGAGTTGTTTGACGTTTCCCCGGTCACTTTTCCAGCATACCCAGATACCGCAGTCGCATTGCGGTCGCTTGATAAAATAAAAAAAGACGGCTCAACAGCCGCAGAAGCCACGGCAACCCGTGCAAAAGACGAAAACGTTAATCTTGAAATTGACCTTTTAACTGCAGAACGAACCCAAGGAGGGTTAAAAAGATGAATGAACTTGAAAGACTACAAAAACTTTTCCGGGATTTGATGGCAAAGCTGAAAGTCATCCGGGCACTCAAGCCGGAAGATTTGACAGACGACAATCGGACCGAACGCGATTCGATTTTGACGGAACTGGACACGGTGACCAAGGACGTTGATGCCGAAAAAAGAGCCCTTGAGCTTGCCGCACTGGATACGCCCGATCCTAACGACCTTGATCCGGACATGAGGGGCATTACCGTTGAAGATCAGCCGGTCTACAGGGGCACCCAGGCCGCAGCCTTTGGCCAGCAGATGGCAGATGTCGCATCGGTGACAGACCCCAATGGCATACGCGGCCTTGATGTCAAGGAATCAAGAACCCGGCTCGAAGAAAACACCAAACGGGCGTTGACCTTGATCGAAAAACGCCAGGGCAAACCCGCCAGCCGTGATTTTGTGGATAAATCCATGAGGCCGCTTTTTTCCGAAGAGGACAGGGCAGCCGGCAGCGGCATGATCCAGGGTGTTGGGTCCGAGGGTGGTTTTTTGCTGCAATCTGAAACCAGTATTGACCTGATGACATCCGGATTCAACAACTCCGAAGTTTTGAAGCGATGTAACCGCCGGACTTTGACCGGGTCAGAATCCCTTGAAATTGTCGGACTTGATGAAGTCAACCGGGCAGATGGTAGCCGGGGTGGTGGCGTCAGGGTTTACAATGATGCCGAACTTTCCCAGATCACAGCCAGCTCCACCAAATTCCAGAAAATCAAACTTGCTCCTGAAAGATTGACCGGCATGTATTACGCATCCGATAAAATCCTGATGAATGCAACGTTTCTGGGCCAGGAAATGCGTCAGCTTTTTACCGAAGAGTTCGCTTTCAAATCTCAGGACCTGGTGATGGAAGGAACCGGGGCCGGCCAGGCGCTGGGCCTTAAAGTTTGTGATTGTAAAGTCGATGTTTCCAAGGAATCCGGCCAGGATGCTGATACAATCGTGTCTCAAAATATCCTCAACATGATCATGCGGTTTAACATTCGCGGCGGGTCCGGTAACGTGGTGTGGCTTGCAAACAGGAATGTTTACAAAACCTTGCGGGAAATGACATACGCAATCGGGACCGGCGGCGAACTTGCCAGAATGTACCTGCCCCCGGCAATCGGCGGCACAGTCGGCTCCATGGAAGGATACCCGGTGGTATTCATCGAACAGGCCGAATCCCTGGGCGATGCTGGCGATCTTTGGTTATGTGATTTTTCACAATATCTCTGTGTTGATTACGGCGATATCAACGAGGCCAGTTCAATCCATTTCAAATTCGATTACGGCCAGACCACTTTCCGGTTTGTGTATTATTTTGACGGTCAGCCGCGCCTTGTGAACCCGATCACCCCGTTTAAGGGGACCGGCAGCACGGTCAGCCCGTTTGTCAGAATCGAAGCCAGATAATCAAAAATTTAACTCTTAGGAGGATATAAAAATGAGTAACTTAACTTTACCGGAAGCGTTTAAGATCGTACAGGGGCATGAACCGGCAACCGCAACCGCCATTGCCGCTACATCTGATGTAATTTCCTGTAAAAATTTAAAAAAATTGTGGGTGGTCGTCACTATGGCCTACGTTAATAATGTTGATGTCGTTATCACCTGGAATGAAAGTTCAGACGTGGCTGGAACTGGGGACACTGCGATTACAGAGACCTGTCCTATTTGGGGGAATATCGATACTGCCACTGCTGATCTGCTGGCCAGGAAAACCGATGCAATCACCTTCACCATGGACACAAGTGCAGGTAAAAACCAGTTATGGATTATGGAATGGGACCCTGCAAAATTCAGTGCCGGATTTGATTGTTTTAAGCTCGTAATAACGAGTGCAGGAACAAGCATTGTCGCTGTTAATTATATTGCAGAACCCAGGTATCAGTCTGACGTTGTTCCGACGGCAATCACCGATTAATCTTGAACCGGGCAGGCTAACCCTTGCCCGGAAAGGATATGATTATGCAAGTACGATTAACAAAAGAGGGCCGAAGAGCCTTGGGTTTTTCCCCTGATCGTAAAATCGCAAATGTATCTGATGATAGAGCGTTTGCATTGATGTCAAGGGGACTCGCGGCACAGGACAAGGGCTTCATGGCCTTATTTAATGGGCCGTTACCTGAAAAAAAGGCGGAGGTTAAAAAAGTGGCACCAAAACCTGAAAAAGTCGAAAAACCGAAAAAAGAAACGGCTGTTTCAAAAGCGGCCGAAAAAAGAGAAAAAGCTGTCAAATAATAACCTTTAAAAAATAGGAGAGCTGACAAATGGCTAACTATGCACCATCCACAAGAGCACGAATCGCAGATCTAATTTTAGGTATGCGCGTTGACACGCCCGTCGTGGACGTATCTGATTTGGTACATCTTCATCAAGCGCAGGTAGAGGATTTTAACGTTTACGGGACTATCCTTTTGAAGCATTTATTTATGGAG